GCGATGGCCGTTCCACCCGCCGCCTTGGCGACAATTCCGAACGCGCCGGCCAGAGACGACAAGAGCGGCACGCTGCCGCCAAGTGCCTGCGTCGCGGTCGCAATGCCGTAGATGGCTCCACTGGTCACACCAGCGGCGACGCCGACGTTCGCCGCTGAACTGGCAATCTGACCCAGTCGGGCGGACGCCCGGTCCGCCAGTTCCGAGAGACTCCCGATGGCGTTGCGCATCGGCCCCGTGAACTGTTTCGTTCGCGCGACCAGATTCACGACCAGATCACCGATTGCTGACATTACGCGCTCCTGACTTGGCTCCGCATCATCGCCATGGCAATCGCCGGTGAAACGAACTCGTCGGACTTACTTGCCTTGACTGGTTTCCTCTTTCGCGAGGTGGGATCGGCCGGCCGGCCGGGGTCGAGTAGCTCCATATCCGGAACCTTCGGCGGCTTCAGGTTCTCGGCATCCTCACGGCTCAAGACAAGCGGGGCGAGGTAATAGCTGATGACTTGCAACTCGTAGAGAATTGCCCCGCCGATCGCTGCCAACTGTGCGTGCAGCCGCTCGGGTGTCGATGGTTCCAGCCGCTCGAACGCTGCCCACTCGTCAAATTGAGCGGGCGATAGTCCATCAAGAGCAGCGTCAACATTGAAGAACCCCCACCCGCGAGCGAGCCGCATCGCCAGTCGACGGCGGGGGTTCCCTACGAGTTTTTTGCGATGGCCTCCACGTCGGAATTCTTGATCCCGCAGTGGGTCGCCGCCGCTTCGTAGATGTCGTCCATCAAGCGGCCATCTTGTTCGGCCAGCGCCTTCATGGCCGATTCATCGTACTGGCCGAACAGGAGTTCGTTGTCAGCGCCAACGAGCGTCATGCAAATCAGGCGACGTCGCGCGGCGACCAGTCGATCGCGTTTCGGGCGACCATTGCCGTCCAGGATCGCAGCTTCGAATTCCGACCGTTCGCGCTCCGTCAGAGAGCGAACGCGGAATTGGCGACCATCGTAGGTCTGAAAATCTTCATAGCGACGGGTCGCCGGTGACAGCAGTTCTTCACGGGTCAACAGAGACATTCGGGATACCTTCAACATGGGGACTGAAACAGGATTGGCAATAGCTGGCCGGGGTGTTGAACCCCGCAATCCAAGGTTATGACCCTTGGTTGAGCACCGGCCCGCCAGCGACGCGATTACTCGCCTTCTTCTTCGTCGTCGTCTTCTAGGAGTTCGTTTTCGCGGGCGTCCAACAGGGCCGCGTATTCGCCCCACTTCGGACCGGGCTTCCAGACATTCGACGTGTTCCCCAACGCATCGCGCTGCGGAGTCTTCTCGCCGCCTTCACCGTGGTCATAACCGACCATCCATCCGGAGTCGTAAGCCGCGAAGTCATCCGGATGAATGCCAAGGTCGGTCCGTTCGTAGCGGACTTGCGCCCGCTCCATTTGCTCCGCCGACATGCCAGCTTTCTCCCGGCACTCGTTGTCGGCAGGCTCGGCAACTCCCATCCTGACCAGCCTCCAGGCGTCCGGATGGTCGATCACTTCCCCAACCGGGGCCACCTGCCCTTTCGGCCTCGGCATTTCACGAATCAGTTTCGCCTTCACGACTCAATTCCTTTTACGTGGGGTAATCGACCAGACCGCTGAGCTTGAATTTGCCCTTGAACTTCAGCCCTTCATTCAGGGCGACCGCGACCCCAAGCGAGGCACCGGCAACCGTGAAGTCCCATTCGGTTTCGGCCGCATCGGCGTACACGACCTGACAGGCAACGCCAGCCGTAGGGGGCGTCTTCAGAAGGTCCGTAATGGCCTGATGGCCAGCCAACACGGGGTCAAACCATCCCTCGTAGGACAGTTCGCCGCCTTCGGTTCGCCCCGTGCTGCTGTAGGGAATCCCCGACTCCGTGTTGTCCAGGAAGTCGGATTCGAACGTCTCGTTCTCAGCTTCCGAGAACTCTAGCGACAGCATCTGCCCAATCGCCGTCAAGACAGTCGCGACAGTCGCTTTGAAGACCGTTCCTTTGCTTCTTACAATCATCGCATGCCCCTTAAGACGGGTGATACTGGATCGTCAGTTCCAGCGTGACGACGAACGTCTTCTGATCGCTGCCGTTGACCGGACGCTCTTTCGACTCGAATTGCCCTTCGACAATCGCGGCGTCGATAACCTGCGTCCCGGCCGCTCCGCTGTAATCCTTCAGAAATCCTCGGATCGTTTCCGAAAGACGATCAGCTTCCTCGGCAGTGCGGCCTTTCGACTCGATTTCGATCTCCAGCGCGCGGAACGACCCACTTGGAGCGTCCAAGGTGTTGAACTCGTCCGAGTCTGTTTGGCCGATGACCACATAAGGCAGCGGGGCGCCTTGCTTAGCGTCCGTCACGAACACGCCGGATGCACCGACGATGCTGGTGATCGACGATTGAGACAGCAGCAGCGTTCGCAGATCACCCTTCATTTCATCGCCTTTTCGAGTTCTTTTTTGACCGCCTCGCGGGCTGCCAATGCCGCGCGAAGTTCCGCGTTCGAAGCGCCGGTCTTGACGACTCCCGCGAGAAAACCATCATGTCGACCGCGATACTTGCCAGACTTCGTTCGTCGGTCAGATACGCCAAAGACAGCCCAATGAATGTTGTTCTTCGAGAGTCCGACCCCGCCGCTTCGTTTGCGGGGCTTCTTGCTCGCAGACTGCTTTCCGACACCCAATCCAACCTTCGCAACGATTTCATCGCCGTTCTTGCGGACCTTGCGACCAGTAGTCTTGCGAGCGTCGCGATACTGGCCGGGGATAGCGTCTTTAATGCCCTTCTCGGTCTCGCGGGCGTATGCTCTCAGGCCAGACATTGCGGCCTTCGGGGCACCGGATCGATACAACGCAGTCAGCCGCCTTTCGACAGCCCCAATGTGATTGATGTCGCGACCCATTACGGTGATTCCCGCAATTCCAGTTCGATCCATCGACGTTCGCGGGTCGGGTCGCCGGCGCGTGTGATGTTGAGAACTTCGCCGCCGGGGAGAACGGCCCGCATCAACGAAGTAATCGCGGACGTCGACGGGTTGAGCCGGACGCGGATTGCCCACCGGCGGATCGCGACTTGTTGCGATGGCTGATTGGCTTCGTCGCCGCCAACTAGCTGGACTTCAGCCCACTCCTGGCAATGGGCTTCCCACTGGTTGGGGTCGTCCTGGAGAACTTCGCCGAAACTGTTCTTCTCGGCATCGGCCTTCAGCTTTTGCACCGTGACAAGATCGACCAGCGCCCCGGCCCCGCTTCGTTCACACGCCCAGGCCATCGGTTACGTTCCCCAAAAGCGTTCCGCGAATTCGATAGTCGCGGAACCGGATCAGTTCCAACATCCGGTCATACGTGGTCCGCCGTTCGGACACCGCAGGGGATCGGCCTTCGTACAGTTCCGACAGCTTCAGCCGGATCAAATGCCGGGTGTCTTCCGGGACTTCGCCATCCGCATGGCCTGCGGTAAACGTGATCGTTAGGGCCCCGACACCGGCCCGAGTCTCGGGCCATGACTCCCCGTAGGCTGGAACAATCAATCCCGGTTCGTGGGTCGCATCGACGCGGAATCCTTCAACCGATTGTTCGTCCCCGTTGCCGTCCAGGTAGACAACGCTTTCGACGCTGACCAGCGGCGGGGATGGCAGGTAAATCGCGTCGCTTCCGGGCGGGAAATCGTCCAGCGTGACGACTCGCGAACCCCTTACAATCGCCCGCCAGGAATCGCGTTCGACTTGCAGTCGCGACGCCTGGACTAGCGACGTGATGTAATCGTCTTCGGATGAATGAGTGATCCGAAGATGCGACTTCGCTTCGGCGAGTGTAAGAGGTTCGGTCATCGGTCGTCCGCCTAGTTCTTTGCCTTACGGCCCTTCGAAGTCACCGCCGCTTGTTCCGCGTCCAACTCGCCTTCTTGGGCGACCCCTTCAGCAATCAGGGCCTTGCCCCGGTCTTCGGCGACTTCCACGGCTTCGCCGACAGCGTGGACACGCTCGCCAACAAGAACTTCCTTCGTCATGACAACTAGCATGGAATTGTTCCTTAGAAAGAAAGGCAGCCGGGCGGGAATGTGCTTGGTCCCCACCACTCACACCCCGCCCGGCTGGCACCCCCGACACCCACCAGAACAGTAGACGTCGAACTTAGACGCGGACCATGTCCACGATCTTCGCGAGGCTTTCCGTGTTGCGGAACTTGATGTCCGTGTCCAACAGACAGACCACGCGAACTGACCCCGCCGTCGACAGGCTGTACGGGTCGACCAGAACGTCAACCCCGCCCCACATCGCGATATGGACCGTGGAGAAGTCGCCGAAGATCATCGCGGTCAGGTTCGTGCCGCTTCCCTTCGTCAGATTGGTGGGAATCTGATTCGTGGCCATGGCCCGATAGCCGTTGACCATGTTGTCGCGATCCCACAGGTATTCCGGGAAGTTCGACACCTTGACGGTCGTCTTGAGCTTCCCCCGGCCAACCGCACTGGTCAGATAGCCCATCCCCGCAACGTCGGCATTCGCAGCCGCGACAGTCGATTCGAGTTCAACAACCTTCGCCCAGGTCGGATCGCCGCCGTTGGTCCCGATGGCAACCGTGGTGATGCTGCCGTTCTGTAGAATCCCCGTCGGTTCGGCACCGGAGCCGGAGCCGTTGATGCCCGCCCGGTCAACTTCGATCCCGATCACGCGGGCGAGGTCATTCCGGACAAACCGCTCAGCGTCCATGCTGACTTGCTTAGTCAGCTTTCGCGTGATGTCGGTATAGGCTCCGACAGTCTTCGGCGCGAAGGCAACCTGACCGATCGCTTGGGCCGATTCGGTTGGCGAGTTGCCTTCCGTCACCCAGTACGCAGCCCCGGCAGTCGTCTGCTTGGGAATCTCGAACGGTCCGACCATGTCGGTCAGGAACGTAGCCCCCAGGCCCGCGAGAACTGTACGGTTCCGCAGCATGTCGATGAAGCGAGAATAGAGCTTCGTGGTCTGGATGGCACCGGCCCCGGCGGACGCATCGAAGTCGCGTCGTTCGCCTTCCATCGGCAGCGCCAGCGGGAAGAAAAACCCTTGAGCCGACTTGCCGGACCGCCGGGCGATTTCCTGCGAAATTTCACCTTCGTAGCCGTCGACTTCCTTCCCTTCGGCTCGCAGCCGGATCGCGCGAAGAACGCTGTACCTTTCGCCGTCCGGGTTCGTCACCGGATCGTGATTCGATCGCGGTTCCGGCCCCCGGACATGCGTGCTGGCACCATCGTTCCCCGCAGTCGCCAGAACGTTGGCGAGCCGGTTCCGTCGCTGTTCGTTCTGTTCTTTCTGCTTGGCTTCGATTTGCGGATTGAGTTCGTCCCGCTCAGCGAGAAGCGTGTCAATCCGCTCGGATTCTTCCGGCGAGAAGTCGCGGTTTTCCTTCGCCCGCTTGTCTTCCAGGCCCTTCAGTTCCGTGCTGATCGCGTTTCGACGATCCAACAACTCTTTCAGGGTTTTCATGGACACATCCTTACAGTGAATCGGAATTGAAACTTTGGACCGTCTACGCAACACGCCCCGCGTTTCCGTTTAGCTCGCCTGATTGATCTTTCGGGAACGTTCAATCCCGGCGAGCGTTCGCGGCGAACGGTGGGACTCCGCGAATTCCCCGTAAGATCGCTTCGCAACGGATACGTCGGTCCCCTTGTAGGCCGGATAGGTCACCGGCCCCACGTCATACAGGCGAACGCTTTCGACTTCGCGATAAGTCATTTCCCCGACTTCCCGCCAAGTCGTCTTGTCCGCGATGAATCCGAACGAACAACCCGAGACGTCGCCGCGTTGAATCTTCGACGCGACGCGCCGCCCGTCTTCGTCGTCAGGCAACTGGCAGGCATATCGCAGGCCCACTCCGTCAACAGACAGCTTCAGCGTCCCGGATTCGCTCCGGCCCAACAGGGCGTTGACGTCATGATTGAACAGGCAACGGACGTCGTCAGGCCGCTTCAGGGCTTCGTCAAACGCCCCCGACATGATTCGTTCATAGGTCTTGCCCCATAGGCGGAACTGCGTCCCATCCAAGTCGGTTTCGCGGTAGAAAACTGCCGCGTAGCCTTCCATGATCAACGTTTCACCGTCTTTGCGGAGTTCAAGCGGCCTGCTGACCGTTCGCAGTTCCAGATTTTCCATCGTCGGTCCCTTCCTTCGGCTGCCCATCGGCTTGGGCTGACTTGCCAAAAATCGCTTCGGGCAGCGGGTAATCGTCCAGGCCATCGACCGGGTTAAGGTCTTCCATGTCCCGAATCTCGTTGCGGTTTTTCCACCCGGCGAGGATCGCGGACTTGTAGGCTTCATATCGTGTCTTGATGTCCGCCCTTAGCAGCGCATCGACGTTGTGTTTCACATAGAACCGGCCCCATTCGTTTCGGCTGAATAGCTTCCGATTCATTTCCTGTTCAAAACGGATCAGCCAGGGCCGCATTGTGTGTTTCTCGAAATACAAGTCTTGAGACTCGATGTTCGAGAATGTGGCCCGCCGCAAGAATCCGACAACGTGGGGCGGAAGCCGATACCATCGACACGCAATCTCTTCCCCCTGGAACTCGCGGGATTCCAGGAACTGCGCTTCGTTCATGGGGATTGTGAGCGGGGCAGCCGTCAGCCCATTTTCGAGCAACAACGCGCGGAAGGCGTTGCTCCCCTGGTACTGCGTATCGAGTTCGTTCTTCAGTCTCGCGTACGCCGTGTCTTCGATCGAACCGGGGGCCGTGACCACTAGCCCCGGCTTCGCTTTGTTGCCGAAGTAGGCAGCCGCCATTTGATCTTGGCCAAGTCCGATCCCGATGGACTCCGCGGCGAGACGAATCGGGGACCAACCGACAATCCCGTTGCCGCCCAGGCCGGGAACCCAGATCATTTGCGAACGGTCGAGATTGCGGGGCCGCTCTTGCGATTCCGGCTTCACTTCGAACATCAGTTCGCCGTTCGAATTACGATACGGCGTGACCAACGAAGGATGTCGCGGGATCAGGGAAACCAGTTCCCCGCGATCCCCCCACACGATTTCGCAGGGACTGTTGCCCCAACTCAACACGTGGGCCGTGCAGGTCTCCGACCAGACCATCGGCGTCATGTCGTCATTGGGCTGCGTTGACAGAGCGATCGACACCGGATGTTGAGACACCAACGCCCGCTTGCCGCTCTTCTTTCGCTCGAAAACATGGATAGGCAGGGAACCGCGAGTCTCCGCGATCACGCGAATTGACGCGAAGACCGCAGAGAACCGCATTGCCGTGTTCTCGTTGACGGTCACCCCCGCCCCGGCTGGCCCGTAGAAGCCGGACTGGCGCAGGGTCGATAGTGGAATCGCCCTTAGCACCAGTCCGGCAGCCATCATTCCGAGACGTTTGAAGATCACCCGTCATTCCTTTTTTCGCGTCGCATGACCGGCCGCGATTTGCCGTTCGTTGATCGGCCACTTGTCGCCCATCAACCAGACATGACCGAGAATCCGCGTCAGCGACGTACTGTCGCCGGGGTCATAGAATCCGTCACGTTTCCGCATGACGCCTGGAACACTGACGATCACCTTGTTCCCCGACCTCGCGACAAGTTGCTTCATGTGATCGCGGGACTCGCGGGCTAGCTGCCGCTCGCGTTCGTCGTGGGCGTCCAGTTCGGGCGACCAACAATCGATCACCCTCACTTCGAATCTTCGGCGGACTTCAACCGTGAACGTGTCCCCGTCATAGACGGAGACAACTTCAGCTTCAGTCGTCCAGGCGGGTTCCGGTGCAAGCCAAAGCGGGGTTCCCGGAAGGTCCGGTAAGTCCGGCGGGGCAGCCATCACCGGGGCGACCCACAGCAAACTCGCGAGCATCAACAGCGAAGCAATCAGTCGATTCGATTTCATAGACACACCCCTTCGAAGGTTAAAAAAATGGAAGCCCGGCCATTGGTGGACCGGGCTTCCGTCGATCACGTTAATTGCCGACCCTAGCTGTCGAGATTGTGGCCGGTCGACGCGGACTGATTGCCGCTCGCCCCGTCAGGCGTGTATCTCGCCAACCCGTTTTCGGCAGCGGGCGGAGCGTCGGGAATTCCGAGTCCGTTGCCAGTCCCGCCCGCCGCCGTAATCAGAGACAGCGCGGGGAACTCGGGACATTCAGGAATCAGGTCGGTCGGAATACCCTTCGTCATGTATTCCCAGCCGTCAGCCGACAGGCGGGGAACGCCGGATCGCGTATGCCACTGCTCAAGTGGGACGTCGTACGCTGCCGGGTCGTAGACGATCGTGGCGGGGTCCAAAAGGAACCCGTCAGCCTCGACAGTCGCCCGATTCATCCCAAGCAGATCAACCGCGATTTCGGTTTGCATCTGTTTGAAATGCGGCCAAATGTCGCTCTTGAACTTCTCCGTGAAGCCGCTCTGGAACTCGTTGTCCGCGTGATGGACGCATGCTTGGGCAATCTGAAGAGCCAGTTCAGCCCACCCGCGAATCTTCGCGTTCTGGATCGTGTAGAGCGGAGCCGGATAGATGAAAAAGGGTTCATAGGCCGGGTCGTTGTGGTCGAGTACCTTGCGCTCGACGTTGTCGTCAAGCAACCTCGCGGCAATGAAGGTGTTGGCCCTCTGGATCAGCTTAATGAGCGCGACAACCGTTGCCTTTTCCGGGGCGCGAGGCACCGACGATTCGGGGAGCATGCAAAACGACTGAACGTATCGTTGAATTTCACCAACGAACTGCCGGATGTCGCGATTCGCTGACCGCCCCTTCCGTCCGTAGTTCAGGAACGCGAGGAAGTAGAGTGCCCACCCCTTCACGTTGAAATATCGCAGGGTCATACTTGCCGTCTTTTGTGCCGCCATGTTCTCACTTCTCCTCTTGGTCAGGGGCGTTCATCGCCATCCGGTAATATCCGTAGACTTGTTCCAGAACGGTCGTCACGCGATCGTCTAATGCGTTTTCCCGCATGCCGCGATCAAAGGCATGTTGAACGGCGTCAATCGCTTTGCGGTGGGGGACTCGAAACAAAGACATTGGGGGAACGTGATACTTGATCGCAGGCCCATAGGGACCGGCCCTCGGATCGGCATTGGGTTCGGCCTGTTGGGTTCGTTTCTCCCTTACGGCCCCGCCGATCGCTTTCACCCCCTTCCATACGCCCCACGCGATTGCTCCGGCGATGCCGAACCCTGACGCCCCGATCGCGGTTCCCGTGGCAATCTGCCAAATGGTCAAACCGGTTCCCAAAATCCCGGTCACCGCTTCGACCGAAATTCGCCGCTCAATTCTCGCGGCGGGTTTCTCCGGAGCCGGTCGCCGCTCGGGCGGGGGTTGCATCGGCCCAGGCTGCGGGGCTGAATCCGCAATCGGCGTCAGCGTCTCGCCTGGATGGGTTGCCGGTGGGACTTGGTCATCCGGGATCGGCCGAATGGGCGTCGCGGTTTCCGTTGCCTTCGGTTGCGTCTTCGGCAGCATTGCCGTCAGCTTTTCCGCGTCCGTGTAGCCGGTGCAGCTTCCGCCCGGCCAAACGAACGCGGGAACTTGCTCAATAGCCGGGTTTGGGCTTTCCTTCAGGTCGACGAATCGGAACTCCCACAAGCGGAACAGGTCCGGGAACAATTGCAAGTCGCTTTTGAAGCACCAACACCCATAGCAACTAATGCTTGAATCGATATAAACCGTGATGGCGATTCGCTCGATTGGGATCGCTGATGGGGCGACATTCAGGGCAGCCGTTCCCGTGGCGATGACGGCTTCGTAGGCAAATCGCGTTTCGGCAACTGTCGTGTAATATGAATTCCCGGCCCTTTTCGAAGACGACAGGCCAACGCCAGCAACTTCGCAGTTCTGCGTCAGCATCGGCCCGCCGGACCAACCATCAGCGATGACCTGATTGAACGAGTTCGCAATAACGTTCGGGCGAGGGTGACGCGGGTAGTTCAGCGTCCCCATCCCGGTAATGTTGCCGGATCGTCCGCAAGTCTGGCCATTAAGTCTCGCCCAAACCGTGACGGGTGACCCCGGTTTTGGCGGTGACTTCGCCACCGGAAGCCACGGATAACCGCTTCCGTCGACGTCCAGGGCGACAACCCCGTCAGCGTTTTGCGTCTCCCAGACGACGCGGGCCGGGATCGGCTTCCGTCCCGCGAACGTCACGAAGATATGATCCCCTCGCGGCAGGTAATGCTTACAAGTCAACACAAGACCGCGAGGATCAACGCAGACGCCCGATCCGCCAAAGACTTCGACAACAGCGTCGCGAGGATCACGGGCCGGACGGTCCGACCCATGACAAAGACAGGCCATGAGCGGAATCAGAAGGCATCCAACCGCGATCATCAGCCAAATCAGAGTATCGCCCAGCCGCTTCATCGGTTTATCCCCGGATGATCTCTTCACGCTGATAAAGCCCCAGGGAACACACCGACCGGCGGAACTCTGCCGGGCTGTAGTCGCTCGGGTTGACGTCGAATTTAAGACCGCACAACGAGTAGTCCGTCAGGAACAGGCCGATGTCCTGAAGTTGGCAGATATTGCATTCAGAACAGAAGAACTTCGTCCGGTCTTCTGCCCCGAACCCGGCCCAACCCAAGCGTTTCTTGAGCCACCACTTCGCGACGTTGGCCCCGCTCCCGACGGCTTGCCGGGTGTCGTATGGCTTGCCTAAGTAGTGGTGATAGGCGTAGGTGGCCAGATAGTCTCGCTGCCATGGGAGCAATCGAGACTTCGGGGCAAGTCGCCAGACTTCGACCGTCCCACCCTTGGACGTGTATTGCGTGATCCGTTCGTTGATGTCGTTCGCCTGGACTCCGGCGATACGTTTCCCCTTCACGCGACAAGGGGAGTCCAACAGGGTCGTGGACTCAACTAACAACTTCCCTTCGGGGTTGAACTCAACAACCATCCCGACATGGGATGGCCCCCAAGTTCCAAAGCGGATAAACCGCGACAGACGATCGGTCCCCCAAAAGAACAATAGATCGCCAACCTCGAATCGATTCGCCTGGACCGTAGACACCGGTTACCGTCCTTCCGTGGTCGCCTTGCGATCGTCAGAGAAATCGATCGATTCGCCGCGAGACAGCGCGACGATTTTCTTCCAGAGCAACTCGCGGTCTTTGTTGCAGTCTTTTAGCGCCTGATCGACGTCTTTGAACCGCGATCGCAGATCAAAGAACAGATAGACAACCGCAGAACTCAGCGCGGTTACGGCACCGGAAAGAACAACTTCGACTTCGCCCACGGTTCGCCCCTTCGCAACTTGTTGGGGCATGCGTCGCCCTTATGGGACGCGAAGGCGTTTCCGCTTTTAGAGTGAGCGGATGCGGTATTCCGCTTTTTGCTCGCCTTCCAGGTACAGGCAGCCAGCGAAAGCCATGATTGCCGCGACAATCGGGTCAATCTTTTCATCGCTTCGGAGCTTGTCCGGCATGACCAACCCGGCGGAATTCGTTTTCAAGACGAGATTGTCAGCGGCCCAAGTTAGGACGGGGTCGCCGCCATGCAAGATTCGTCCATCCGCGAGGGCTTTTAGAAACTCGCGAACCGGTTCGTTGTAATTGCGGCAGGTTTGATCGAATTCGAATGTCTTGATCCCGAGATTGCTGGCCAGATATTGAAGTGGTGCGCGGGCGTTGTTTGGGTCACCGCTAATTGTCGCGAGCGAGTACCGCGTTCTAATGCTGGCAATGTGGGCCTGAATGGCTTCAGCTTCAGTTGTTGAACTATCGGTCGCGAATATGTGACCAGCCGCGATCCAGCCGCCCCAGGGGGCTTCCGACACGTCCCTTGTTCCATGCTTGGGCAGCCATGACCAGCCCTTCATCGCGAAGCGGCGGTTTTCCAGCGGAAAGCACAGGTAGAACGAAGCCAAGTCGTCACGCCAACCCAGGTCTAACCCGCCGTGGCAGGTCTTTTTCGCTACGTCAGGCAGTTCGCCGCCGGATTTTCCCCACAGTTCTGGCGATATGACTTTCTGCGCGTCGCGAACCCGCGTATTCAGGTGATAGCGAAGGAAATCAGACCGGACGACCGGGTCAGTCTTGCCGCGAACGTTGAACCTTCGAAGGTGATCGGCCTTGACGGACACCCCAAGATTGGGGTTCGCCTTGATAAAACAGGCTTCGTCGAAGCCGTCCCGGAGTCGCCCCTTTTTGTCCTGGATGTCTTCCGCGTCAACTTCATAGATCAGCGAAAAGTGGGCGTCATCGGTGACGATACCGGTTGCGACTTGGGCCGATGCCTTGTGAAGGCGCATCCAGAGTTCGGAACGATCGCTTCCGGCAGTCGTGATGACCACGGATAGGGGCTGCCGGCGCTTGCCCATAGCCGTTTCGAGCTTCGACCATGTCTCTTTATGCTCTTCCTTCCAGGCATGGACTTCGTCGGCAACGAACCCGTGAAGGTTCATCCCGTCTTTCGACTCGGCTTCCTTGCCAAGCGGGACAACAGTTGACGCAGGCGAGCGGTAAACGAGCGAGTTCTTCCAGAAGTCGCATCGCTTTTTGAGCGTCGGATTCGATTTGACCTGACCGCATGTCTCGCGGAAGACAATCCGGGCCTGATCCCGTTCAACTGCCGCAATCACCAGTTCCGCGCGGGCTTCGCCATCCAGGAACAACAGGCAATTCAGGATCGCAGCCGCGAGCGGGGACTTCCCGTTCCCGCGTCCCATCGACAGGAACGACTCGCGGAACCGTCGAAGACCTGTCGCGGCCCATTTCCAGCCAAACAGGTTCCAGAAAATGAACTTCTGCCACGGTTCCAGGCGGAAAGGTCGCCCGCGAAACTCGCCGGTTGAATGCTTCAGCAACTGGACGAAGTCAATCGCCCGGTTCGCCGCGTCGTAGTCGAACATCAGCCCACGCGATGGGCCGCTCTTCAGGTCACGAAGGAACCGTTCGACAGCCGCCTTGACCAGTTTTCCGGCGACAATCGCCCCGGCCTGGACGTCTTCGCAGTAATCCAGGACGTCGCGTTCGTGATGGCTGACAACGCGGGCCGGTCGCTTTTTGCTCTTTGCCCTCGCTGCCATCATTAACCGCCTAACAACTGACCCATCGGGTCGTCATCTTCCTTCTTTTCGGGGGGCTTGATCGCGTTTCTCGCTGCCGGGGTCAGGCCGAATTGCACCATGGCCCATTTGAGCGTCGCCAGATTCTTTTGAATCACCCCAACCAACGGGTTCGCCATCGGCGTTTGGTCTTTGCCGACATAGACAATCAGGTTTTCAACGCTCAACGCCTCAGTGGTCCCTACAGTCCCCGCATAGCTTTCGCAGAGAACTTCCAACGCGATCGCGTCCAGTTCGGTCATCAACTCAGCGTTGACCAACTTCGGCCCGAGTAGGTCCCAGGCTTCGCGGGCCTTGTCCGATAGATGATCCGGCGGACTCGGAAGCGTGAACGTTAACCCTCGCTCGCGGTCATCTGTGTCGCGATCCCGGCGGGTCGTCCCCCGCTTTTGTTTGATAGCCGCCGGAGTCTTCGGCGGGCCGCGTTTGCCCATAGTTACAGCCCCGCTTCAGTCTTTCGCGAATGGCAAGACTTGCAGAGCGATTGAAGATTCCGAGAATCCCAAAACAATGTTGGGTCACCCCGGTGCGGTATCACGTGGTCAACATCAGTGGCGGGAGTCGTTTGTCCGGTGCGTTTGCATACGACACAAAGCGGACTCGAATTTAATTGCCAACCCCGTAATTTCTTCCATCGCGACAAGTTGTACCATTTACGCCATAGCGGACCGGCCTTCGGCCTCTTGGCGCTTTTAGCATTCGGTCTATACTTCGCCGGTCGTTCTGGCATGACACCCCAACGTTTGGGTTGCTCGTCATGCTCTCAGCCGCGTTTCCACTTCTCGAAAGGATTCGCCATGTCGTCTTGCGTCAAGAATGACGAGACAGGTCAGCAACTCTTCCTGGACCGCGAGAACTGGTTTTCCGGCGAAGCGTTGTCGCTGATCGAAGCGGCGGTTGCGCAGAAGGGAATCGGGCCACGCCGAACGCTCGCCATGATCTTGCATGACGGCTTGGGGTTCCCGCTCAGTCTGGTCGCCTTGCTTCAGGGGACGACGAAGAACGTTGTCGCGAAGAATGTCATCAGCGGCAAACGGCGGATGAAGAAATTGGCGAAGAAGTTGAAGGTCGAATCCCGACAGCTTTCGCTGTTCGATTCGATAACGGCGGAATCCCGTCGCGAGGATGACCCCGACTACGAAGATCCCGCCGCCGCGTTCCTCGAATCGTTCTCGCGAGCATGGGAGTCAGACGCCCAGGCCCGAGAACTGTCGGTCTAGTCGGCCGCGGCGAAGGGTCGATCGCACTCGCCGCAAACGATCTTCAGTTCCGGCTTGCCCCA